CTCAGCCGGGGTCAATCTGCTGACCTCGACAGCGGTGACGTCTGGGCTCAACACCGGCGAGGTGCCGGTGCGGATTATCGGCGATCCGGACGACCCCGACCCGCGCACCAACTGCATTTTGAGGTCCGTGAACTTCTCGCCGAACATGCGCGTGTTCCGGATGCAATATGAGAATATGACGCTGGAGACGGGGGGGACGAACGCCATCAACCTTTCGGCGGGGCTGGTGTTTCTTGACAATGTGACTGTTCAGGCGCGGGCCGGGCAACTGGCCAGCCCTGGATCGATCCTCGGCACGACGCTTGTGGCCAACACCTATTCGATATCGGCAATGCGGACCCGGTGGTGGCAAGCCGCGGTGGGGATGGACACGCCGACGCAAAGGTTTGGCTTGATCCGCGCCTGCGAGTTCAGCCGCAATGCCCGGGCGTTCTGCCTGCTGACGAGCCGCAATATAGCGCCAGACGATAGCACATTGATCAATGGCTCGCCGGCGATCGGCAACTTCAATGTGCCCGCAGACATGGGAGGCGTTGAAGATAGCATTATCGCCTATAATGACATGCGCCGTGCCCGGATCACCGTGCTGTCCTTTGCCGGTGTGCCGGCCGGGACGGCGGGCACCGCCTATGTCAGCACGCGCCGCCAGGTGGTGATGGGCAATGTATTCGAGATGATCTCGCCGCTTGGCGCGGGGCCGTTTTTTGCGCTTGGCGAAGGCGTGGCCTCTTCTGTTCATTATAATATTTTTGAGAATAACAGCTTTGTCGGGGAACGGTCCAACTTCATTTACAATGACCCGAATAGCGGCGCGGACACTGTTGACAGCGATATTTTTGCCAACCGGATTGCCAACAATTATTTCGACTGGAACCCGACGAAGCACGACAATTATTTGGACGGGACCTTCAGCTATCGACCCCACCTGCTCGGCGGCTGGTCTACCTATATGGGGGTGATGCGCGAGGCCAATTACAGCGCCGGGCGCTCGGCAACGCCGGTGAGCGACTTTCTGCATTGGTATCCGGGGCTGCGGTCCAGCTATCGCACGGTCTCTACCTCGCCGGGGGTGACGGATGACCGTTCGCGCTTTGGAGCGAATACGGGCGGCGGCGATTATCGGCCAACGGTAGGTTCGCCGCTGCTGGGGCGGGTGACCAATAGCAACAGCGACCGCGACCTGCTTGGCGCGGCGCGCGTGAGCGGCGGGGCGGCGGGCGCCTATGAGCAGGAGACCACAGCGCTGACGTTGCTGCCAGGTTCGTCCGGACATGGTGTGCAATCGACGCCGCCCGGGCTGTTGACCGGCATAAGCCTGCTGCCGACGAATGCGCGCCATGGGCATCTTGCCGGTGGGCCGACGCTGATGACGGCTGCGGCCCTTGCCCCGGCAGGGGGCATGATTGCCAGCAGCGCTTCGACATCGGCGCTGCTGCTGAGTGTGGCAGTGACACCATTGGCGGCAGGGCATGTGGTGCTGACTTCGTCGCCGACGCTGGAACCGGGCGGCACTGTGCTGGTGCCGCACGGCGCGGCGCATGAGGTGCGCGGCGGCGATGCCCTGTTGAATGTGCCGGTGGCGGGAGCGGGCGTGGGCGCGCGGGTGCTGATTATTGGGCCGGACGAGCGAACGGCTTTTGCGCGGGTGGGGTGATTTTTTTGGCGTGATGGGAGAGCGATGATGGCGAAATTTGCGAGCGATTTTGTTTTGGATGGCAGCCTTGAGGTGGTGCGGACGGCGAACCGGATGGTGGCTTTGGCCGCGCAGCCGGCGACCTATGCGGCCGCGAACAGCGGGGCGCTCGCCGAAGCGGCGATGGCACCGGTGGATTTCAGTATTGGCAATGGCGATGTTTCGGGGCGCAAGGTGACCGTGGCTGCGAAGCTTGGGGTGCCGGTGAGCACGACGGGAACAGCGAACCATATTGCCTTGCTCGATGGTGTGGCCGGGCGGCTGCTTTATGTGACGACCTGCCCGGCCCAGCTGCTGCCGAGCGGCGGCACGGTGAACATTGCCAGCTGGAATGTGGAAATCGGCGATCCTCTTTGATGCGCTTTCGCCGTCGCTGAGGCCAATTTGGCCGGGCGATGGGCGGGCGGGCGAGCGGGCAAGAGGAGGAGGGTCTGATGAGCGTCTTTGTGAAGGATCCGGGTGCATCGCTTGAATATGCGATCGACTGGGCGGCGGGATATCTGGGCGAGCAGAGCCTGGTTGTTTCGGACTGGTCCGTGAGCCCGGAGGATATGGCCGGCCTTGTGGTTGGTGCGGGCCGGATCGAAGGCGGGCGGACGCTGGTGACGCTGAGTGGCGGCCGGGCCGGGCATGTCTATCGGATAACCAACAGGGTGACATTCTCGGACGGCGGGCAGGACGAGCGGATGCTTGTGGTGCGGGTGGAGGAACGGTGATGGCGATCGACCAGGGCGGGCTGGCGATCAGCCTAGCGGAGTGCAAAGCCTATCTGCGGCTGGAGCGTGATGATGAGGACGCCGTGCTGGCGGGGCTGATCCGCACGGCAGCCGGGCTTTGCGAGGCGTTTATCGGCCAGTGGCTGATGGTGCGCGAGACCGAGCAGCGGCTCTGTGCCGATGCGGGCTGGCAGCGGCTGACGGCACTGCCCGTGGTGGCGGTGCTGGCGGTGCGCGACGGGGAAACCGAGCTGCCGGAAACGGCCTTTGTCGTGGATATCGACGTATCCGGGCAGGGCTGGGTCCGACTGGTGAGCCCGGGCCTGGGGGCGCCTGTGGTGCGCTATCAGGCGGGGCTGGCGAGCGACTGGAACGGGATACCCGAGCCGCTGAGGCAGGGGCTGGTGCGGCTGGTGGTGCATATGTTCAGCCACCGCGATGCCGCGGACGCGGGCCCGCCGCCGGCGGCGGTGGCGGCGATGTGGCGACCCTGGCGGCGGATGCGGCTGGGTTGAGAAGCGCCGTTTTTGAGAAGGATGGGCGGATGGGCGAGGAGCGCGAACTGGCGGGCCGGCTGCGCGAGCGGGTGACGATTGAGGAATGGGTGGAGGCGCGCGACGCGGCCGGGCTGGACGCCGGCCATTGGGCGGTGCGCGCGACCCTGGCAGCGGCGGTGGAGGCGGAGCGGCTGACGGCGGCTGACACGCAGCCGGACGGCGAGGCACGGCGGCAGAGGGCGCGGCTGCGGGTGACGCTGCGCGGACCAGCCGATGTGGGGCTGACCTCGCGGCTGTGGTGGCGCGGCGAGCGGCTGACCGTGCTGGCGGTGGAACGCGACCCCGTGCGGGAGCAGACGGTGGTGCTGCGCTGCCGGAGCGCCGGGTGATGGGGAGCCGGGTTTTGGACGCGCTGGCCGGGGCGGCCGAACGGCGCGGCGCAGCCGCCGTGGCGCGGCGGCTTGCGGGGATGGAGGCGGCTGTTTCGGGGGCATTTCCCGAGATCGAGGTGAGCCGTGATGGGGAGCGGCTGTGGCTGCGGGCGGCCGGGTTGGCACGCCGGGCGCGCGGACGCAGGGACCGGGCGCCCGATCCGCGGCTGGCGATGCTGGCGGTCTGGCTGGCCTGGGATGCAAGGGACGGAGGAGATGTGAGATGAGCGCGAGCCTGGCGATGCAGCGGTTGATGCGGGCGGCGCTGGCGGGCGTGGCGGGCGTGAGCGGTGTCTATGACGGTCCGCCGGTGGACGCCGCCGGTCCCTATCTGACGATCGGGCCGGACCTGATGACCGATTGGAGCACCAAGACCGAGACGGGGCATGAGCACCGGGTGCAGGTGCGGGTGTGGGACGAGCGGGCGGGGCCGGGCACGGGGAGTGCCCGGGTGAAGCCGCTGATGGGGGAAGTGGAGGCGGCGCTTGCCGGGATGGACGGGGCGGCTGACGGGCATGTGTTGGTTTCGAGCCGGCTGGTGCGGGCGCTGGTGATCCGGGACGGCGATGATTGGACCGAGGGGCTGGTGGAATTTCGGCTGCGGAGCCGGGTGTTGGGCGGCTGAGCATTTTTGAAAGGATACGGATATGGCGATGGAAAAGGGCAGTGCCTTTTTGCTGAAGGTGGGCAATGGCGCGGTGCCGACGGTGTTTACGACCGTGGCGGGGCTGCGCACGACGCAGATGACCGTGAACACCGAGACGGTGGTGGTGACGAACCAGGGCTCGGGCGGGTGGCGCGAGCTGTTGTCGGGGGCGGGCGTGCGGTCTGTGTCGTTGAGTGGGTCGGGGGTGTTTACCGGCTCGGGCGCGGAGGCGCGGGTGAAGGCCAATGCGCTTTCCGGCACGATCGATGATTATCAGGTGGCGTTTGAGAGCGGCGAGACCGTGACGGGCCGGTTTTTGATCACGCGGCTGGACTATGCCGGGGATTTCAATGGTGAGCGGACCTATACGATGGCGCTGGAGAGCTCTGGCCCGGTGGTGACGGCGTGAGGCCAGCCAATGCGGAGCGCGGCGAGGCGGCGCTGGTGCTGGACGGCGAGATGCTGGTGCTGCGGCCGAGCTTTCAGGCGCTGGTGGCGGCTGAGGCGGAACTGGGGCCGCTGTTTCAGCTGGTGGAGCGGGCGGCGGGCGGCGGACTGACCCTGGCGGAGATGGCCGCGTTGATGTGGCACTGTCTGGATACGCCGCCCGCCGGAATGGACAGGAATGGCTTTGGCGAGGCGCTGGTGCGCGCCGGGCTTTCATCGGTGACGCCTGCACTGCGGGTTTTGCTGGGGCAGATTCTGGCGGGACGATGATGTTTGGCGAGGCGGCGCGGCGGGCGGCGCGGGTGGCGGCGGCTGAGCTGGGCTGGCCGCCCGATGTGTTTTGGGGAGCGACGCCGGCGGAGCTGCGCACGGCGCTGGGGCTTGACCTTGAAGATGAGGCGGCGGGCGCTGTGGACGCGGCGTGGCTGGCGCGATTGATGGAGGCATTTCCCGATGGATATTGAGACGGGCGATCTGGACACTTTGGTGGTGCGGGTGCGGGCGGATACGTCGGGATTCATGACCGGGCTTGTCGACATGCGGCGCGAGCTGGAAGGGCCGCTGGCGCAGGGGGCGGAGCGCGCCGGGGGCGGCATTGAGCGGGCGCTTTCCCGGGCGGCGGTGACGGGGCGGCTGGGGTTTGAGGATTTGCGGCGGGTGGCGCTGCGGACGCTGGCGGACATTGCGGCCGGGGCTGTGCGGAATGACATTTCCGGGCTGTTTGGCGGCGGCGGGGGCGGCGGCGTTGTGGGCGCGCTGGGCGGGGCGATATCCGGGCTGCTGGGCGGAGCGCCGGGGCGGGCGACGGGCGGGCCGGTGAGCGCGGGGCGCGCTTACCGGGTGGGCGAACGCGGGCCGGAGCTGTTTGTGCCGACCGCAGCCGGGCGGGTGGAGGCGGGGACCGCCGCGCCGCGCGGGGCGGTGAACGTGACGGTGAACGTGGCGGCGCCGCGCGAGGCGAGTGCGGCGATGATGGCGCAGACGGGAACCCAGGTGGCGCGGGCGGTGCGCCGTGCTTTGATGCAGGCGGAGCGGTGATGCGGCATTGGTTGGCACAGGCCGGGGACGGCCAGCGGCGGCGCTGGGTGAAGCGCTTTGACCCGCGCTATTGGACGGTTGATTTTCCGCGACCGATGATGGCGGCGGTGACGACCGTTGGGGCCGATGCGCTGGTGGTGGATGCGGAGTTTTTGCGCCGCGCCGATCTGGCCGGGTTGATATGGGAATCTGCGGACCGGTGGAGCCACCCGTTGTTGGCGCTGGAAACGGCGCGCGACTATCGCGGGGTCAGGCTTTCTTTCCGGGTGCGGATCAGCGGCGATGTGGTGTTGCTGGATGGCATCAATGGCCCGGTGCTGACGATCGAGGGGCGCGACGGCGCCGGCATGCCCCGCGCCTGGTATGTGCGGCTGTGGAATTATGCCGAGGGGTCGCCCGGGGATGCGCGGGTGAGCCTTGATTTCGATGCGCTTGACGGCGGGTTTGTTTTGCCGGGCGAGGCCGACCGGGTGTGGCCGGGGGATATCGACCGGATGTTCGTGTCGCTTGTTGCGAGCGGCTATGATGGGACGGATGCGCCGCTCGCTGAGGCGGTGACGGCGCGGATGACGTTGAGCGACATGGCTTGTGATGGCCCGGGATCGATGATCGAGGCCGGCGATGCGTTTGTGCCGCCGCACGGGTTGCACATGGCATCGGGATATGACGACAGCTATAATCAGACGCCGGAGCGGCTGCTCGAGGGGATGCTGGCGCTCGGCTACCGGGGGTCGGTTGTTCATTATCTTGGCATGAGCCATTTTCCGGCGCTGCGTTGGGACGGCGAGGCGGAAGCCTATCTGGCGGTGGGAGCGGGGACGGGCACGGGGACGGGCACGGTGTGTGCGCCGGCGCTGGCGTGGCATGCGGATTTTCTGGCGCGGGCTGTGGGGCTGGGGTTTTCGCCGATCCTGTCTTTGTCGTTCGAGTTGTTTGACCAGAATTGTCCGGCAGCTTGGGCGCAGCGCGACGCCAATGGGGCGCGGGCGCTGACAGGCTGGGTGCCTCCTTCGACGTTGCTTTCTCCGGCGGAACCGGCGGCGATGGCCTGGCTGCAGGACGTGGCGGCGGTGTTTGTGGGGCTGAGCGTGGCGGCGGCGGCGGCACCGCGCTTTCAGATCGGCGAGCCCTGGTGGTGGGTGGGGCCGGACAAGAGACCTTGCCTTTATGATGCGGCGACGGTGGCGCTGTATCTGGGCGAGACGGGACGGACGGCACCGCTGATTTTCGATGTGCGGCAGGTCGCGACGGCAGCGGAGCGGGACTATCTCGACTGGTGCGGCGGGTTGCTGGGGCGGGCAACGCTGGCGCTGCGCGATGCCGCGCTGGCCGAGGCGGCGGGGACGGAGACGCTGCTGCTGTTTTATGCGCCGCAGGTGCTGGATGCGGATGCGCCAGAGCTGATCCGGGCGAATGTGCCCGAGGCCTGGGCGGCGCCGGCCTATGATGTGTTGCAGCTGGAGGACTATGAATTTGTGACCGGCGGCGACTTTGGCGGCCAGCGACGGGCGCGCGAGGTGGTGACGGAGCGGCTGGGCTATCCGCTTTCGGCGCAGCATTATTTTTCGGGCTTTGTGCTGGCGGAGGCGACGGCAGAGGCGGACTGGCCGGCGATAGCCGAAGCGGCCGCAGCGGCGCAGCAACGCGGCGTGGCGGAGACCTTCATCTGGGCGTGGCCGCAGGCGGCGCGCGACGGTTTTACGGTCTTTTCGATTGGTGATGGCGATGGTGAGGAGGCGGCGATGGCGTTTCATGATGTGCTGTTTCCCTTGCAGTTGGGCTTTGGGGCCGCGGGGGGGCCGGAGTTTTCGACGCAGGTCGTGGTGACAGCCTCGGGGCATGAGCAGCGCAACAGCCAGTGGAGCGATGCGCGGCAATATTATGATGCCGGGCTTGGCGTGCGCTCGGAGGCTGATCTTTCTCAGCTGATTGCGTTTTTTCGGGCGCGGCGTGGGCAGGCCTATGGGTTTCGGTTCAATGACCCGCTCGACAATAGTTCAGCACCGCAGGGGCGGCCGGTTTCGCCGACCGACCAGATGCTGGGAACCGGAGACGGCGGCCAGACGCGCTTTGCCTTGACCAAGCGCTACGGCGAAGAGGTGGGTCAGGTCCGCCGGATCAGCCGGCCGGTTGCGGATACGGTGGTGGTGGCGCTGGACGCAGTGCCTGTGGGGGGCGGCTGGGTGCTGGGGGACGGTGGGTTTGTCGATTTTGACGTGCCGCCGCCACCAGGGGTGGTGGTGAGCGCGGGGTTTCGCTTCGATGTGCCGGTGCGATTTGCGGTCGACCGGATCGATGTGTCGATTGCCGGCTGGCGGGCGGGCGAGTTGCCTTCGGTGCCGCTGGTTGAAGTGCGGGAGGGCTAGGCGATGGCGGGCCCTGAGACGGCTTTGGGGGAGCGCTTGACGGAAGCGCTAACGACGCTGGTTCTGTGTTGGCGGATCGTGCGGCGCGACGGGGTGGCGCTTGGCTTTACCAGCCATGACCGGCCGCTGCGCGTAAACGGGATGCTGTACGAACATGCGCCTGGCATGTCGCCGTCTGCGGTGGTGACGAGCGATGGGCTGGAAGTGGACACGATGGAAGTTGCAGGCGCACTTTCCGCAGACGCGATCACGTCGCGCGACCTGCTCGAGGGGCGGTATGACGGCGCGGCGGTCGAGGTGTTTCTGGTTGACTGGCAGGCACCGGACGCGGGGCGACATCGGCTCGCCGGGGGCCGACTGGGGGCGGTGGAAGCGGGCGACGGGCCCGACGCGGGCTTTGTTGCGACGCTGCTGGGGCCGACAGCAATGCTCGAGGCGACCGCTGTGGAAAGCTATTCGCCTGAGTGTCGGGCGGCACTGGGTGACCGGCGGTGTCGGGTGTCGATGCGGGGCCGTGACCATCTGACGGCGGTGGCTGAAAGTGATGGGCCGCGACTTTCTGTATCGCTGGCAGCGGCGACGCTGAATGATTTTGTCGAGGGTCGGGTGCGCGTTTTGGATGGGCCTCAGGCCGGAGTTGAGCGGCGGGTGATCGCCGCCGAAGCAGGCGGGCTGGTCCTTGATGAGCCCTTGGCTCTGGAGGCCGGGACACGGGTGAGGCTGCTCGAGGGGTGTGACAAACGCTTTTCGACCTGCGTGACGCGCTTCGACAATGGCGCCAATTTTAGGGGGGAGCCGCATGTGCCGGGCGGCGACCTGCTGATGCGGATCGCCGGGCTGTGAAGGCGGCCACGCATCCGGTGCCTAGAACATTGGCACGTGATTGGTCGGCCATTGTCTGCGCGGCACGAGGCTGTGTGGGGACGCGGTTCCGGCCGCAGGGCCGGGTTGCTGGCCTTGGGCTCGATTGCGTCGGCGTGGTGCTTATCGCGGCGCAAGGCGCGGGCATTCGTCTCGACCGAACCCCGGCCTATGATCTGTCCGGGGACCATGCAGCGCTGATGGAAGCCGTGTTTGTCGCCCATGGGTGTGCACGGCTGCGGGCCGATGAGGCCGGGCCGGGGGACGTGGCGGTTCTGGCGCCGGCGGCGGGGCGGTTGCACCTTGGGGTGCTGACGCCGCGCGGGATGGTGCACGCGCATGCGGGGCTGGGACAGGTGGTGGAGGGGCCGGTCGATCCGGACTGGGTCTGGGTCGGTGCGTGGCGATTTTTGGGAGCAATTTGAGCCATGGCAACACTTGTTCTAGGCGCCGTGGGGCGGGCTTTTGCGGGACCGGTCGGAGGCTTGCTCGGCTCGGTGGCGGGCGGGTTTGTTGACCGGGCCTTGTTTGGAGGCCGGGGGGCGCGCGATGTTGGGCGGATTGACAATCCGGTGGTGCAGAGCGCGGCCTATGGTGAGGCGATTCCGGCGATCGTCGGCACGATGCGCGCGGCTGGAAATCTGATCTGGAGCAGCGGCATATCGGAACAGGTGGCGCGCAGTGG